ACTGCATATGCATTTGCAGCAACATTCCCTTTCCCGTAGACTTTCTGTAGTATAACTATCCACACTATATAATTAACTAATGTGTTGATGAGTGTAACTAAAGGATGTCCACTTGGCATACCTCGAGATATCTTATAAACGAAGCCGGGGGGTACAACCAAATTTTTATTTACCACTGTGTCAGTCAAGAAAGAAAAGAATCTATCATGAAAACGATCATCAGGGTAACATTTTCTTATTAAACTCATTGCAGCTAGTATCATTTCTTCGTCAACATGTGCATCGAATAAGGTCCAATCACAACGCATTGACCAAGGAAATAGATTCTCCAGTCGCTGAATCCACTGGTTCTCCTTAATACTAAAGTTCTTACCAACAAAGATACAATTACGTTCTATTGCTTGGAGACATTTAGTAAAAGGTTGTACTACTAATAAGCTTAAAAGCACTAGAGGCTCTTCAGGAATCCACACAGCCCTAGTGGATATTTTCTCCGTGTACTCATCAGAGAGTTTAACGTCCTTTGATCGCCCACCGAGACACCACAGTCCTTCCCATTTAAATCTCTTCTTCTTTAAGTGATTAAAAATATACTTAGCAACGTCAAGTGAATACTTAACTGTATTTTTTCTAGTATCACCAAAGAATAATTTAGTAAAGAAGCCTGGATGTGCATCAGGATTTATGGATAGGATATCAAAATCAGTATCTTTGAGTGCCGGCATTTTAGGTAACTTTAACCAAGGAAAACCTTCTTCTTCAAGAATTCTGAGATAATCTTGAGCAGTTGCTTTCGTTTCCCTTTCTTTTGTAAACTCGTTTAAAACATAACGAAAGGTGTCGTATCCTCCTGTCCACACTTCTCTTCTTTTAGACAGAAATTCATTCATATCCATTTCATCAATGTTTACTTCAGAACTCATGAATTTAAGAAAATCATTATTAACGGGCTTTCTTTTAGATGGAGCATAACCCACATAATTTGGTGTATAGCCAACCAACTTACAGAATTTACTTTCATTTAAAGGTCCTTTTTCGTGTATATAATCTTTTCTTTTCATGTGGATCCCAGCAACCCCTTTATGACTATAAAAAGTCGGTTCAGAATATCTTCTAATTTTACGTCTCCTATGTAAAAAAGGAACGTAATTCTTTTTACTATTACTGGATTTAAATAAATTCATAAAGAATTCTGCTGAACTAAAAGTACCCTCTTTGAGTTCATAACCATTAGAAGTCGCAAATTGTCTAAATGAACTTACTATCGGAAACCAGGATCTTCTATTATAAAAATCTTTTACTCTAGGACTTTTATGATACGCGACAAGTGTCCAGGTGCCATCACTGAAATTGCCGGAATGTAAAAATTTACTCCGAGCTTATTCAGGAATTCCTTAATGTCGCCTCCCTCCATATGAAGCTCCCACATCTCACGACGGAAAGCATCAAGGAGATTGGACTCATAATCTGCAGGAGTAACTCTTTCACCAAGAGGAGAATCAGGGTTTTCCTTTTTCCACTTCTTGAATTCATCGTTAAACTGCACAATAGAGAGCATCAGATGTATTGGCAACTGGTTCTTTGGAAACGTAAGAATAAACGCTTTTTCGTCACCATTAAATGCTTTGGCGAGCTTATTTTGATGATCTAAGTCTATCTCTTTCACCATCTCCTTTACTTTAACAGACAGCTTACGTTTTAATTCAGCTGATGTTCTGTTAGCGTCGTTTATATTACGAAAAGTGTCTTGAAGCTTAACAGCCTTCTCGTCGTCTAAAGCTTTTGACGCCCATTCAGGAAAGGTTAATGAAGCATTAAACTCAGCATCTTTTTCAGCAAACCATCTGCCTACTTTATCAGAACGATTAGCTAATTCTAATAAGGCAACATAGTTAATATATTCATAGCCTGGAAAGTCTTCATTCCATTTCTCCATGAAATATTCGCCTCGACGTGTACGGATATCTTCACGCGTCTCTTGCTTATGTTTCTTGCACCACTCTTCACGTACTAAAGTCTTATCGATAATAACTTTTCTATAATCTATTGTACGTGGGTCCATTTTCCATATATATAGTACTGCTTACGTTTAACGATCCCAATTCGCCGGTCTTACAAACATACTTCCCGGGTCGTAGGCTATCCTAAAGAATTCTACAACATGCATGAAACAATTTAAAGTACAAGTCCGGAAACATAATTAAACAAAACATCTTAGGTTAGTACTTATAAAATAAGTAACTAAAAAGACGTTACTTCTCGTGTTATAACGAGGATTTAATAAATAAGAATATAATTAATTAATATGAGTTCGACCGTAAAAACTCAAAAAATATAAATTCGGTCATCAACTTAAAAAACATATATAAAGTAAATAATATGGAAGATAAACAAAAAATCATATGAACGAGAGAAAAGGTAAATGGTATAACAGAGTATGGTCCTTTTGGCCTAGCGCTTTTGCTACTGCTACTATCTAGAAAGTAGCTAAAACGTTTGGCAGGCACTTGATATCATATTACTATGTTTCATATCATTTGTGCCAGTGTTCCGAGGAAGACAATGGCTGCTAAAGTGTTAATATAACGTTATAGCCGCTTATCAACTCCCATATTGTGTTTAAATATAATAAATGTATATCAGATAAAGTTATATAAAAATGGGTATTATTGACCGAAATACCGGTACTTGTAACCCAGAATCTTTTCTGAACTCATAATGCAAATGATGAGAGTCGTTCATACCTGTCAAAAATGTCCACCCTGGTCTAAGCTAAGGCCAAGATGTCCGCCTACCATATCATGTATAGATAATATCTAAGATATCGTCTTTTAGAATACATGCTGGGTGTGCCGTAATACGTCATATTACTAATTTTTTCTACATTAGGTACCACTAAAACTGTTCCAAATTAACTAGAATCTTCACCAATCTCATTAATACATAGGAATGCCTTTAAATTATTTTTGAAAGATAAATTTATCGGATATAAATCCTTGTATTGTCTGACCCCTCGACAGAAATCGGCTAGAAAGTCTACTATTTCATTATGTCTTGGACTTGCTATAAATCTACTCCAACGTTTGTATGTGGATGGCACATCCTCTTGATTGAGTACGACCGGAAATAACTGATTTAATTTAAATCTTACGAAGAATTCGCAGTTATATAAGGAGTATATTTGTTCTTTAGTAGCGTTTGCGAAAGTCTCCTTAAAATTATTAATTAAAACGGCATATCGCTCTTCAGAGAATCCACCTACAGTCATGAGAGCAGTTTGCAATAAGAACATAACCTCTCTTTCAAAGGATTTTTCTTTCTTAATGAATCTATTAATACTTTTTCTCTCGTTATCTTCAAGTATAAATTTTCCTGAGTCTTTAATAACTTTGTCTATTTCATACTTATTCGCAGTCTGGGATAGTAGCCCAACAGACTCTGCCTCGCCTAAGTCATTTAGACATTTTTCTCGATCAATCTTTAGAATATTTTGATCTATTGTGTTTTGTTTTGACATTATGTCAAATCTATGGTTTATATATCTATTAAATAAATGTGTCAACTTAAAATTGCCAGGCGCAGCACATAATATTGAACACATCCACCTTTTAACTAGATACACAGAATTTAAATTTTTATCTGTGTATATTAATTTGCGTAGCATAGAGGGTGCATGCCATGAAATGAAACCAAAATCATTTACATACCGCTTAAGAAAACGTACATCAGGTCTTCTCCAATAGTTTGAAAAACTTGGTTCTAAAGTTGATACTACTGAGTCAGATTCTAATGTTGTGCATAATTTTATATAGTAATCTATAAATAATAAGTTCATATTAAAGCTTAAATAGAACTTTGAATCATCCCCAGAAAATACTGCATATGCATTTGCAGCAACATTCCCTTTCCCGTAGACTTTCTGTAGTATAACTATCCACACTATATAATTAACTAATGTGTTGATGAGTGTAACTAAAGGATGTCCACTTGGCATACCT